CTGTTCTCTTAACTGGACACCAGATGCACACAGCCAGGGTTTGTTACTCACTGCCTAATTCTTCTTGCTTAGCAATCATTTCATCATAAGTTGATTTAGGCATTGAAACAAAATCTCCGTTACCTTTATCAATAATCACATAATCTAATTTAGAGCCGTCAAATTGTTCAACTTTAATTTGTGTAATTTTTTCCATTATTATAACTCCGCACTTAGTCCGACATAGCCAGCACTATTGTTGTTTGCAATTAACTGATTTACTCTACCTTGAACAGCGCCACTTGCTACTGTAAAAACTAAACCTGCTCGGTTTTTGCCGTTTTCAACTGTTGCTAAAGTTAAAGAAGTTACTGCTGTTACTAAAAATCCATCATAAACGGCAAGATTTCCAAATTCTACTGTTGTGGATGGTGCTGTTCGCATTGTTACTGGATGTTGAACATAAGCATAGCCATTAGTAGAACTGTAAGCCATACCTATACCCATTGAAGTATAAGCATTTTCACCGCCAAATCTGTAGTAATACCTTTGGCAAGCGGCTAACTCGCCCTGGATTGTGCCAGTTGCAGTTTGGAAAGCAGTGGCTGTTGATCCTTGTTCGTGCTGAACGCCCCAAATTTGAAATGTTGCATTTTGGTTGCCAAGTGAACCAGTGCGAGAGTTAAAATCTGAACCAGCAGATAGCCAAAAACGCATGCCTAGAAAAGAATTTGCGCCAATTGTTTTTCCTGAAACGCTAGGAATTGAAATAGTTAATGTGTAACGAGTCCAGGAAGTAGAAAGCGTAACTTGTCCACCATAAGTAAATACATTTGACGAGCCACCAGAACCAAAACTCTGGAATGCCTCAATAGCAATCTTAGGCGTGCCTGATGCTGCTTTAGCCCAAAATGAAAATGTTGTAGTTTGACCAGCAAAAGTACGAACATCCTCAATGTATTGAGAAACTATTTTGTAATCAGTTGTGCCTGATGTAGATGCTGTTACTGCTTGCATAAAATATTGTGATTCATAACCTGATACTGGAGCAGTTCCGGGTGTAAAAGTTTCTCGAGTTACTGATAGAGTGCCGCTACCACCCAATCCCAAATTGTATCGGTCTGCTGAATAAACACCATCGGAAGTAAATGCACCTGCGCCTCTTTGCCATATACCAAAATCACCATTGATGATCTTATTTTTACCAGCTGCATATTCAGCGCTTTCTAGCGTGTTTAATGTGCCAGAAAGATCGTTCATATTGGCGGCGGTCAATACCTCGCCTGTTACGTAATTGTCTTTCACTGGAAATCCTATAGCCATCTATACTCCTTAGTAACTTAGGACATTATAGCCCAAAGTACCATAAATGCTATCATCTAGGATAAAAGCATCTATAACTGGCTCTAGTGTCGTGAACGTGGTTTTCCAACTATTCGGGGTTATGTTCATTCTTACCCCAAAAATCTGTAGAGTTTTCTCTAAAAGCGATCCACCAGGCTGGGTAGTCTTAACTGTAATTGGATCAAAGAAATCTAAGTCTAAAGCTGCGATTATGCCTGAGTTGTAACTAGGTGTGTATAGGTCTAAAACTATGGCATCCACACGGATAGAAGTTTCTTGCCTAGAAGCTATATAAGCCCTGGCATAATCTAGGGCTACAGCATCTGATTGCATTAATAGGTTATCTAAAAAGTAACTATGCAAAAAGTATTTATCTATGCTGGCTTGATTTAGGGCGACCTGTGGGCTACCACCAACTCTAGTAATAGTGGCTTTGTTAAATATAAGTACGTCATTTAATATCCAGGTTGCATCAAAGTAAGATATACCAGATCCATCATCTGCAAACACTGTAGGTGTGCCACCAATAGAGCTAGCCGTTACACCTCTATCTTGAAATACAAAGTTATTATCGGCATCAACATAAATAGCACCATATTCGGAATTGGCTACAGTAAATAGTGCTTGTAATGCTGTGCGGTTAGTGCCGGGATCTGCCTGCAATGTAGTAAGACCTGGATCAATATCTCGTTGAGATGCTGGCCATGAAATCTGATCTAAAATATCGTCCACACGTGCGCCCGATAATTGACCAGCGCTAGTGCCAGCCACTGTGCTTATCTGTGCTAACTGGGCTAATCTAAAAGCATCTACAGCTTGTATGGTAGTAATTGCTACACCTTCGCCATCATCTGGGTAAGTAGTAACATAACTTGTAATGTATCCTGCGAATATGGGATAAGTTACTGCATTGTAGGTAGCAGTAATCTGTACTTTTTTCATAGGTGTTAATAAATTGTAATAAGGCCCTGATACATTTTGTGGATTAAAATCGCCATTTTGATCTGTTATGCGTAGAGTAAGTGAACCTGTTTGAAACTCATCACTAAGCGCAGTACGGCCTCTATTAGTTTCTATTCTGTTTACTTGATTGGATACATCTACAATTACAGCTGCCGAATCTGCTAATACGTTAGTGCCTAATATGCCTGATCCCAATATAAGGCTCTGTGCAAAACTAGGGCCAGTGCTAAAGTTAATTACAGCATTGATTACTGGTACTGTCATACTATAAATCCAGCTGGTACTGTGCTATAACCATTACGTCCAGCTAGTTGGATGCTTTCTGCAATAGCCTGGCTTAATTTATCACCACTAGCATCTACTGTTAAATTAATTGTAGGTGATGAGGTTCGCTGTATTCCTGTTAACAATTCTTGAAGTCCTGTAACGCTAGGTCTAGATTGTTCTAGTAATCCAGATATGCTACCTCTTAAATCTTCAAAAGTGCCTGGCTGAGTAGGTGCTATTAATTGTTGTAATCCGCTTACGGCTGGTGCAGCATAATCAAGAATCATTCTAGTTTCTGAACGTAATGCACCCATGCTTAATTCTTTTAATTTATCTACGCTAGGTTTAACATTATCTAATAAATCTCTAATTGCTTTTCTAAATGCCTCAGTTAATTCTTCCGCAGCTTTAGCCGCATTCATTTCGGCTATTATCTTTTTAGCCAAAGCTTCATTGTTATCTAATATAGCAAACTGTGCTTCTATACGTAATTTCGTTTCTTTATCTGTTGCTTCATTTAAGGCTACCAATAAGCCTATGCGCTCCACATCAAATTTATCTTTTAACTGATCTACAGCTGTTTTTTTCTTTAATAGGTCGTTCTCTGCCTTTCGTAATGCAACAGAGTTTTTAATTGCTCGTTCTTCTTGTTTTCTTTGTTGAGCATTAACTCTACCTGCGGTTCTTTCTAAACCACCTCTATCTGTTTGCTGGCGACCTGCGCCCCTTAATGCTTCTGTAGCTCTTAGCACTGCACCAATGCCAGGTACGTTTCTTAAAAATGATCCATCTATACCTGGGATATTTGTGATCTCTTTTAATTTACCTACTACTTTACCTAACCCAACTAATACCTCGCTAGTGGCAGTAGCAAAATCTTCCATGTTATTAGTTACACCTGCAATGCTTTTATCATTACCTAATTGAGATAATGCATCTAATAAACCTTTACCGATTATCTCTTGGGCATTAGCTGTGGCTACTGTTAATAAATCCATCTTTCCAGCATACGTATCTAATCTAGCTGCGGCTTGGCCTGAAAACTTGTTATTAAGTTCGGCCATAATATCGTCCATGTTGCCAGCCTTTAGCAAGCTCTTATCTAGGCCAGCACCTAACCTGCTAAGGCCTGTAGTATTGCCAGCGTAAGCACGTGATAAGGCTGTAGTAACTTGTGTTAATGATCGACCAGTAGCAGCCGATACATCCATAGCAGTATTTAGGGCATCTTGGCTCTTAGTAATTGAGCCTGTTACTGTTAGTAATTGCTGAAATGCTGGGCGTAATTCATCATCTAATACGCCAGTGGCTCTCTGTAAATTATCTATGTATAATTCAACGCCAGGTGCGCTAAATTGATAACCTGTATTTCTTAACTGAATCTCTAATGACTTAGCGGCCTTCTCATCAGCTGCAAAAGCCTTTACTGCTTCTCTACTAAATCTAGTTAATGCTGTTACTGAAAATGCTGCGGCAAAGGTGCGGCCAAAGGTTTTAACTTGCTTTTCAAAAGCACTGATTTCTTTCTTACCTTTTTTAAGGCCTTTGTTATTAAAGGTGCTGAGTGCCGATACGACTATATTGGCCATTATGCAACCTTCTTGTCTGTAGTCTTATTAAAGTGTGTAACTGTAGCGTTAATAGCCTTTACAATTACGCCATAAATATCACCACTATCTTGCGCCCATGCTTTGTAAATCAAACGACCTTTAGTCTTGCGACCACCACCTCTAGCGCCTTTAACTTTAGGCTGAGATGTGAGTGTTGGTAAATCAGTAACAAACTGATAGCCAGCAAACGGATTATTAGAATTATATGCAGATGTAGACCTGCTTCTATTTTTTCTGCTACCTGATTGCTTAAATGCCATTGTGCCGCCACCTTCTGCAACAGAAGTAAATGGCGCTCTACCTTGTGGGTTTAATCTACCTGCGGTTTCATAAATGCGACCAGCGGCGCTTATATTGTAAACATAACTTTCAACTGTATAACCATTACTGAATCTGCGGTTTTGACCCTCTTTGAATCCAATACCACCACGGACAGTAGCTGCATCATATTTAGGAAATGGGCGATAATCGACAGTAGATGATATTGGCTTAGACCAGCCTGATAGCACTTCATTATTGCCCACTACAAATCCTTTAGCCTTAGCTTCTACACCCTTCATAACGGGTTCTACGGCTGCTTTAACACGTCTATACATATCTTCATCAATAAAGGTTAAGCCATTAATGACATCTTTAACGCCGACGATTTCTACTGGCATTTTTGATCTCCTTAGCTCTATCTGAAAGCACCTGGATTATTGCCCTAAGCATTTCAGCATCCATATTGATAAACTCGCTAGGCGGAATCCCTAGTTCTACAGATAGGCTGGCTATCGTATAAAGTGTTGAATCCCGCTGCGCTATTTTTTTTCTTCGTCTAATACCTCTACAGTATCTAAGCTGTCTATAAACTCGATACCAAATACAGGTACAGTTACGTTAGCCCTACGTAAACATTCATGTGCTAACCAGTAAATCTCGGTCTGACGTTCATGCTCACGTAGGACTTTACTAATACCTGATCCGTACTTTAACTCGAAAGCGTACTCGACACCTGGTGTTATCTTGTGCTCTGTAACTTCACCATTAGCCCTTGTTATCTTTAGCTTTGCCATTATTTCTCCTTAATTAAGGTGTTGTATCTACTACTATAACTGAGTTACAGGTAAATGTAATGCTTTGTGTTGATATGTCGCCAACAGCACCATTTAGGTCTTGAGTATTGTTTACCAAAACTGTAGTTTGATACTCTGGGTTTGTAGTGCTGATTGCTGCGTTAGAACGCTTGATAACTAGTGGCACTGTTGTACCCCATGCCGCTGCTAAGGTTGCAGTAACTGCACCTGTGCCGCTTGCTGCATCATTGTTAAGCAGGTCTAGGGTAATTGTTGATGCCTCTAGTCCTTTAACAAACTTGTGAGCTGTGTCGCCCATTGCTGTAATTTCTAATTCATCAAAACTGCGGTTAATAGTAACCCCTGTTACATATGCTGAGATATCAACACTGTTAAGAGTAACTACCGCACCATTGGATAAAAATACGGCCATTAGTCTTGCTCCTCTTCTTTTTTGTAAGCAGGTTTTTTAACCGCTACTGGTGTGTGTGTAATCTGACCTGTCTTGGCCAGAAAGCTCTTTTCTTCTTCTGTTAATCCTTTGTATGCCATTTTAACTCCAACTCGTTAGGATTGATACAGTAATTTCTGATACTAGCAAGTCGCCACTAGCTGCATTAACTATTGCTGGTGCAGAAACGCTAGATATATTCATTTGATAAGTAGCAGCAGCCAATTTAGTTACTACCGCCAAAATGTAATCTTCCATACCAGCCAGGTTGCCTTGATTGTCTAATGCTGGTTTTGTAATGAGTATTCTAAAAGTTGCTAAAGGATTTACGCTAATTTCATCATTATTAGATGGTGTTATATAAGGATCACCTGGCGTAATTACTACAGCATTGGCTAATAGTGTTGCAGGTGGAAAACTAAATACTGACCACACGCCAGCATTGGCAAGTGTTGTCGCTAATGTGCTACGTAATGTGGTTATTGCGGCTGGCATTATCCCACCAATGATGCAGGTGATGAATACGGCTGAATGAGGCCACGCACTCGGTTAATCAGCTGATAACCCATCCGATAAGGGCTAGCACTGACCCCATCCATACCGACCCCACCCGTCTGGCTAACTTGTCTAGATTGCCAGATATCTACGGCTACGATCATGGCCGCTTCTCGGATTGCAGGGGTGCTCGCATAAGCTTGGGTCTTGTGGTCTGGGCCTGTGGCTACGCCATAAGGTACTACTTTGTGGAAAGTTTGATTTGCTGCAGTTTTGTTATATTGCACAAATGAATAGCCATTAGGATAATTAACTTGGCCATAGTTATACATAAATACTGGGATTAGGCTAGTGGTGCCAGTTGTAGGTGGGATTGTACCTGTAATTGTATGTGTGCCATTAAAAACAGATCCACAACCACTTACCACTATTGATTGGCTAGCAGCAAATGCGTTAGGACTTGCAAGCATAAGAGTTGCAACATTATCCTGTAATGCAGTGCCTACTACTGGTGCAGTGTTAAACCATAAATACTGATTAATTAAATCTTCGGATGTTTGACAGACTTCCTCAACTGTTGCATCAGAATACAAAGTACCTATACCAAGGTTTGAGCGTAACTCGGCTGTTGTTACATATGTGGCTGGCATTGTATTCCTCTCTTAAAAAGCTCCCCCAGGGCTAGGGCTACTAAACCCCAGGGGATTATTAATTGTTAAACGGGTTTATTAGGTCTTTTTGAACTTATAGATTCCGTTAGGCATTTTGGCTAATGTTGCCATGTAGCCGTAAATTGCTACCTGTACTTGTAGGTTTGATACTACGTTTACAGACATGAAGTTTTGTGCTGAGCGATATACAGTGAATGCTTCTGGTGCAAGGATAATCGCTGAATCATCATCAAATGTCGATGCAGTGAAGTTCTTGTCTACGTATAGATCAAGTCCTAATACATTTCCACGAATAGATCCTGTTGATACCTGTCCAGCTGCGTTCATCGGCTGCAAAGCAGTAAACACTGGGCGCTTAGTGGTATCTTGAGCAGAAATTAATGCACCCCATTGTGCTGGGTTAGCAATGTAATTCTGTGCAAAATAGCCAGTGTTCTTGTAAATGTTTTCTGCTGATTCTGCTGCGAAATCAATAATTCCGTCTAGGTCTGCAGATGTGTTTGTTGCGTTAGCAGATGCTTGGATCAAAGCTGCAAGTACAGTTTGATCTAGGCGCTTCAAATATGCATACTCAAGTTGCTTTGTAAGTTCTGCATAGAAGTTTGGATCTGAACGCTCTAACAATTCAACTGAAAGTGTGTTCATACCTGAGTACTTAGATACGTTAGCTGTTAGGTATTGGGTTTCCATACCTGTGTTCTGTACTGCTCCAGCCTCTGCTTCTACAGTTACTTCTGGTGCTACACCATTTCCGCCACCAACGGATGTAACCAAAGATGG